AGCTACAGGCGGGCCGTTCTGCGAGTTGAATGTTACGTTGTCGAAAATTACCCAGTGACCGTTGAAGTCGCAATTATCTGCGATGATGTTGCGCTGCTGAGAACCTGTCGTGCAAATCGCAAACTTGTTCTCGACAAACTGCATGCGATCAAACACGTAATTTTCAGATCCAGTTGCCGCATTGCAAATTGCGGCAACCACGAAGTTCTCCACTCGGCAGTTTTCGATTTTGATCTTTGACGATGTGCCTTGACCGTAAGACCCGAATGTGTACCTATCTGCCGGATTGGCTGGAGCACTGCCTTGCAGTGGGTCGATGGCGATTCCTGCATAGGGGTTGTATCGCCCTGCCGAGCACCCAGACGTGACATAGGCGGTGGGGTCTGGGTTTCTCCATGCGCCATCGCCTACGCCAGCACCACTGGGTGCCGTATTGTTTCCGATGAAGCGAATGCTTCTGACAACTACGTCACGCACAGATTGAATTGCCAGCAGTGGATTGAGTTGCTGGCCGGCAGCGTGAACAAACTTTGTTACCCCGAGGAAGGCTCCTTGAGCACCGGACAATGTCAACGCAACGAACCCAGACCCAGAAGGAGGCCGTATCTCAAGCGTGCCGTCGATCAAGTACGTCCCAGCATCAACGCGCAACTCTCGGTAGCCATTGAGTACGCAATAGTCAATCGCTGCCTGTAGGCCGTCTCGGCTATCCGTCCCGCCCGTAGGATCAATATCTGAGAAATCTGCTGCACTGACCCACTCGCGCAGCTTGGTTTGGACCGTGGTGGGGGCGGCGTTGGTGTCTGCTGCAATGTAGCCGACCAGTGAGGAGCCGGAGGACGCGGCGAGGGCTGCTGACTTCGCGGCCTCGGAATCCAGTTCCGCAATGGCCGTGGGGACCGTGGTGGCAGAGATGCCGCCCGAGGGGGTGTAGGGCAGATCACCCACCATGCCGGCGGCGAGCTGTGACCGCAGGATGCGCTTCGTCTCGTTCGCATCCGTGTCGAAGATGACGAGGTTGTCGTCGTTGGCGGTGCTGGCACCGGCGATAGCGGTCAGATCCGGGATGCGCTTTGCAGCCGTCATGGCTCAACCTCGAAGGGAAAGACGGGGGCCGAAGCCCCCGGGGATCACGACGCGACGAGCGGTACCGAGTACCACTGCGTGGCCGAAGACGCCACCAGCAAGGTGCTGGTCAGGTTGGTGATGCTGTACGCTGCGTTGGCCGACAGCGCATTGACCGTCCCACCCGTGGCCGGGTAGATCTTCAGCGCAGCACCAGCCGTGTTCTTGACGATCACGACCATGCCAGCGACAGCCGTGGGCAGCACGACGCCCTTGGTACCGTCCGCCGCCGAGACGACATTCAGACCTTCGGACAACGCCGCTGCGTTGCTCTGCGTGGAACCAGCGGCTGCCACCGCTGCCACCGGAACCCGTACGCCACCAGACGCCGTGAGCGCACCCGTCACGGTGAGCGACTGAAGAGTCGCCCTGCCGCTGTTGATGGTCACGTTGTCCTGGGCGATGCCGGTATAGACACCCATGATGAACTCCTTTCAGGAGGCAGGGGCCGAAGCCCCCACCGTTCAGCTCACGTTCGCAACGATGGCGAAGGCCTTGACGACACAGTCGGTCGGCACAGCCGTGTTGAGCAGGATGTCGATGGTGTCCGCAGAGGTCACCGCCGTCGGATTGGCGAGGTTGGCGATGCCGTAGCCCAGCGCGTTCGACGCAAGGTCGTTCGCGTAGGCATCAGCCGCTGCCGGAGAGCCGCCAGTGAAGCCCAGATCGAAGGTCGCCGTGGTGTTGGTCGACTCGACCTTGGTCACCCGCAACCCCGCCGTCAGCACCACCGAGCCTGCGGGCAGGGAGATGACTTGCAGCGTGTCGCCAGCGCCCAGCGCCGTGGCACCGGCAGCCGCACGGGCAGCCACGATCTTGGCGAAGTCCAGCTCGACCTCGAACTTGGAAACCTCGGTGATGTTCGCCGGGAACGCAGCCGTTCCCTTGTTGAACCCGAGAGAGTCAGTAAAGGCAGTCATGGTTTGCCACTCCTCGATCAGAACTTGATGACGGCGGTCGCCAGGGCTTCGCCCTTCACAACCTTGTAGCCGTAGACCTGGAGGCCACGGATGATGTTGCCGAAGGTCGACTCGGCGCGGATGGTTTCCATGTTCGTCATCTGGGACGCGAACGTGAAGCCCATCTTGTGCCCAGCGATCAGGCTGTACTCGGTGGCACCACCGACCGAAGCACGCTTCAGGTTGTGGGACACATAGACCGTCAGACGGTCGATCATGCCCAGACGCCCGTTGCGCAGGATGGACGTGCCGTCACCGGTCAGCGACGCATCCTTCAGCTCCGACTTCTTGATCAGGCCAGCCATCTTGGCCGGGATGACCACGAAGCGGTTCTGCTCGGGAGCGTTGGCCTCATCCAGCACGGTGCCGATGTCGACCAGCAGGTCGATGACCGACGTGGTGCTGCTCGCGCCGTCCTTGGTGACGGTCAGCGGGGCCGTGGTGACGCCCAGGTTGAACGAAGCCGAGATCGCGCCAGCGGTGGCACCCTTGTTGGTCGACGCAACATCCGGCAGGATGTCGGTCAGCACGCGCTGGTCGATCTTGATCTTCATCCGCTCGGAAGCGTCCTTGGACCACGTGTCCATCAGGTTGATGTCGGACTGGACCTTGTCCACATCGTCCTCGACGCAGGCGAAGTACTCGCCCTTGTCGATCAGAAGCTGGAGCTTCGGCTTGTCCGGGTTCTCGACGGTGAGCGTCTGACCCTTGACGTAGTCGCGGATCGTGATCTCGGGCGTCGTGCGGATGTTGACGGTGTCGCCGTACTGGCGGATCTCACCCTCGTAGTCGGTGTTCGAGATCGCCGACAGCACGGTGGCGTCGTAGAAGTTCTCGATCAGCTTGCCCGACCAGATCTCGGGGATGAAGTTGCCGCTGTAATTCGGGCGGCCAGGAGAGACAGGATACGACATGGTGTTCGTCCTCTATGTCATGCAGAGACTTGGATGCGATTCTCCCGCTGTGCAGCGAAGATGTCGCGTTCGATGCGGTCCCGTTCCTGCTCACGCCCCTTGTACCGACCGGACCGCACGTCATCGAAGAACTTGCGGATGTCAGCAGGGGTGTAGGTCTTGCCCTTGTTGGTCTGCGGGGCTCCGGCGCTGCGAGCGCGTCCGGGGGCAACCTGCTTCTCCAACTCGGAAGTTGCGGGAGCGGAACCAGTGGATTGAGCAACGGGGGCCTGTCCAGTGGACTTCAGCCATGTGCGGAAGAACGCAGAGACCCGACGCGCATCGAGCGCCCGCTGGGCGTCTTCGAGGTAGGTCTGCCGTGAAATCCCCGTCAGCGGGTCAGTTTCGAGCAACCAGTCCTGGAAGGCCTGGGTGTCGTTGACCTCGCGCCAGTTCGGAACCTCGGTGGTGAGATCCGACCAGAACTGCTGCTGAGCAGTCTGGGCTTGGCGCTGGGCCACTGCCTGAACTTGGGGGACCACGTTGGTCTGCACCTGTTGCAGCAACTGCTCGATCTTGGACAGACGCTGCATGACCGGGGAGACTTCCTCCCGCGACACACGACGCATGACCTCGATCGAATCGCCATACTCCTCGACGTCCTTGTCGGACACCAGCTTCTGCACCGGTGCGGCGGCAGGAGCGGGGGCTGCACCCGGGGCGGGCGCGGTCGAGGACATCGTGGCGAGCAACTGCTCCAACTGCTGGATGCGACCGCCCAGTTCCCGGTTCTGCGCATGCAGTCGCGGAACCTCGGCGTTGTACATCCCTTGCAGCGTGCGGTACTTCTGCTGGAGATCTTCCGGGGCCTTGTCTCCACCCGTTGGCTGCTCAGGCGCGGGTGAAGGAGCAGGTGCATTCGCCGCAGGCTCGTCGGCAGCAGGCGCAGCGGTACCCTCAGTCTCGGTGTTCTCGGACGCATCGGCCTCTGGGCCTTGCGCCGGGTCGGCACCAAGCTGCTTGTACAGCTCCTGGACAGCCTCGGCTTGCTTACGAATTTGCTCTGGAAGGGCCATGTTGAACGCTCCTCATCGGTATGCGTGACTAGACGGCGAGGTCAAACCTTTGCCGCGATTGCAGGGGCTTGCTTGACGAAGTCGACAACTTCGTCCAGAACTTGGCACCGCCCCTGAAAGAGCGCCGTGTTCGTTGTGGCGTGTGGCAACCGCTCAAGCTCCTGCATCTTCCACGCCTGCAACCACTCCAGAAACTCTGGGTGCTGCATCGCAAAGTGCGCAAGAGCCTTCGTGACACGCAGGTCGGGTCGGATCATGCCGCCCTCCCGGACACGCGGTTGCTCACGGTGTTGCCCTCCATCCCACCTCTCGGCGACCCGTCAGGTTCCGTAGGGGTTGGAGTGGCTTGTTGCTGGGCAGCCATCGCGGCTGCCTGGACTCGATTCTGGAAGCCTGCCTTCTCACGCGAGGGGACGACGTCCTCCACGGGCATCTGCAAGCCCTTGGCAACCTCGCGCAGGATGGCGGACCGCCCGTCGCGCCCGAGGATCTCGGCGTCGATCGGGTTGGCGGTGGCGTTGAGGAACTCGATGCGGCGGACGTTGACCGTCTCCTTGACCGCAAGGTTGACCGCACCCTTGGCCAGCACCTCGACATCGCCCTTGATCGACTCATCCGGGTCGTAGCGCATGTTGTACACGAACTGGCGCAGCACGATCGGTTTGACCACATCGGAGTCGATGTGCATCACCACCTGCCGGATGCCCTTGCCAGCCGCACCCATGAGCATGGACAACCCCGACGAAGTGCGCCCCGCGCCCTGCACGTTGAGGTCGCCGTAGATGTACGCCGGGATCCCCGAGTGGTCGTCCGCCAGACGGCTGAACTTCTCGTAGACCGCCATCAGCTCCGTGGCCCGGGAGTCAGGCTGCGTGAACCGCACAGCCGGAGCCGACGACCCCACCGGGTCGTTGGTCACCTGCCAGATCTTCCACGGCGACAGGGCGGTGATGTCCTCGTTGGCCGGGATGCGTTCGAGGTTGATCTCGACCTGCGGCCCCGAGGCGATGCCCATGTTGTTGACCAGTGCCCGGGCAGCAGCGTTGCACACCGCCTGGAGGTCTTCGATGATCTTGGGGATGCCCTTGCCCCAGAACGCTCCGGGGCACTTGATGAACGAGGTCTTGGTGTACGGCTTCTCGCCCAGCGGATCATAGT